GAGCGGCAACATTGTATGTATCGCGTGCGGTATCGTGAAGATACCAATTAGCTGTGGTATCAGTTCGCTTAGTTAATACCCATCTACTTTTAAACCCGGTATACACAAAGGGTCCATCTGACGCCCCATTTCCGGTGTACGAACCAAATGCGCTATAGCCCGCCACGGGGGTCCAGCAGTAGGCGACGAAATTGTTGCCGTTGTTATTTGTATCTATACCTACTCCAAACAAACTTGAAGTCGGAGCAAATCCACCAAGGCCACCCCAAGCAGCAACAGCCCCTGAAACAGCACCAGTGCTATTTAAGATTAAACACCAGTTGTTCCACGGTGATGAGTTTATGTACTGATGCCCCACAATCCAATTACTGCTTGCGCTTCTATTTTTGATGATGATCATTTGAGGAGCAACGCCTAGGCCGTGACCGATAGTGCCAGGGCTGCCATTTCCCGTCCAAGTGACAACACTGAACCCCGCCGAGATGTTGGCGCGGACGGTGCTGGTTATGGTGCCGCTGGTGTTCGTCGCGTTGCTGCTGCCGGCGTCCCAGGTCCAGCCCACATAGGTGGCTGAGTTGGTATTAACTTGCGCCAGTGTACCGAGGCTAAAGCCGTCACTATTGAACGCGGTTACGCCACCGTCGCTGGTGACTTCGGCGTCAGTAGTGTTGGACTCAAGCCGCTTTTCTGCGCCGCGTACTGCGTCATACAGTGCATGGTCAGTGGCACCAGAACGCCCCTTGATCCAGATCAGATCAGGGTTGAAGCCAAGACCCGTGATGCTGCGAGCTGAGCCGTTACCAGTCCACAGCACCACATCCATCACCGTATTGGGCTTAGCGATGGTGGGCGTTGGCAGCAGGGTGTCCACCAACGGCGAGAAGCCCGACGGCGCGGTGTAACTCCATGCCCTTTGGCCGAAGTTAATGCTACCCGCCGCTCCAGAAACTCCAGTCCCTACAACAATAGCCATAGGACTTGTGTAAGAATAAGAAATGGTGCTGGGACTATGTTGAACTACTCCGTTTTTATAAAAAGCAACAGTTTTGTTTGTGGCATCAAGCGCTAGTCCAAGCACGTCACCGTTGGACAATGTTAAACCGTTTGTAACTTCAGTAAGATAGTTTTGAATAACATTGCCGCTCCCTTGATACCAGCCAACTGATTCATCGTAAAAACCAAGCGTTGAGCCAGAAGGCATCGGCAACTTGCTTATCCCAAAAGAAATGTAGGTCGCACTATTAACGGTAAGTTCGCAATACCATTTGCCGCTTGGTGGGACAATCGTGGAAGAGGCTTTAGCGTTAGCTGATGATGTTGTGTACTGAAGGTTGCCGTTGGACAGGGTAACACCGCTCAAGGCGCTTACTTCCAACGGATTAAGGGTCGCGTAATTCCCACTCACCTCGCCGCCCGCCCCCGTCGAAGTGCCAGCCGAGGTCGGGTGGTCGCGGAGGGAGTCGTTGCCCGAGCCGGCGGTAACGGAGAGATTGTTCGGCGTCCAGTTATTGCTACCCGCAGCATCCTTGCCCAAGGTCGTTGCTGTAGCAGCCGAGTTGTCGCTGAAGTCAAGGAAGAACCCGTTGGTGCCGTAGCTGCCCGAGTAGGTTTTTGCAATCCACTGCCCGGTGGTGGCGGAGGTCTCCCCGAATGACGATGGGGTTAGGGCTTGACCGTCGATGAAGTGGACTAGGGCGAGGTAGCCGTCGAGGTAGTTACCGGAGCCATAGGGAGGGTTGGACCCTATTGCATGTCCATTCGTAGTATTAAAAAGAGTATCTGTATTTTGTAAATTGGCAGTTGTTTCCCACGTCTGCAGTGCGCCGTTAACGTAAAACTTAAAGCGGTCTGCTGCAGTGCTTTGCGCGGTATCAGCTGCAATTACAAAATGATACCAGGCGCAAACATCTCTAAATCTTGCAGCAGAAACATGACTGTAGTATCCGCCGTTGGACACATTATTTGTAATGTAAATTTTGCTGTCATTATTTCCAAGCCCAAAGCCAATTACTGATCTATTCGTGTCCCCGCTTCCGGCGCTAAAAAGCCAGCCGTCAGACAGACTTGAACGCTTCACCCACCCACTCCACGTCCAAGTCTTCCTGTTCCCCGCACTAGCGGGCGTGCGACTGAGGTAGGCCGAATCCGGTGCGTTGAACCTGACGCTTCTGCCCGCAGTGGCGCCGCCTGCAGCAGCAGAACGCAGCAGTAATTCGTTGACGCCGCCAGGAATCATGGATCAGCTCAGGTTGGTGATCAGCGTAGCCGCGATATTATTCGCCCCACGCACCGTGTACACCAGCACATCAACAGCACTGGCTGTGGTCGTCAAGGTCGGGGCAGTACCACCAGAAAAGTCCCAGTAAGTGCCGAACGCCAGGGTCCGCGAGCCGGTGCCATCCTGCGAGATAAAAATTGCACCAGACTGTCCGGCCACAATGTTGGTCGGGTTTGCCAAAGTCCGGTTGCCGCCCAGCGTCACGCTGAAATTGTTGCTGTCCGAAAAGTCCGGCGTAATCGTGGTGCCATCCGTCAACGCAGTCACCTCACCGCGCTGTCCCTTTGTCCAAGTCTGTGCCGTATCCAAGCCGGCGTAGGTCGCCCAGCCCAATGCACCAGCGCCGTCGGTCTTCAGTGCCTGGTTGGAGGTGCCGTCAGTGGCAGGCAGCGTGAACGTCACATTGGACGCCACAGTGCCAGGAGCCTGCAGGGCGATGTAGTTGCTGCTATCGCTGTCGGCAAAACGCACATCCGACTGGGCGTTCAGCGTGATGTCGCCGGTAAAGGTCGCACCAGTTGTGCTAACCAAACCCAAGTTGGTCAGCGTGACATCGCCAATCGTGATCCAGGCGCTATTGGCACCGTTACGCAGCTTCAGCAGTGCGGGGCTGACGCCGGTATCAATCCACCACTGATAGGCGTAGGTGGTCGATGGGGCGGTTGAGCCGCTGTTCTGGCTGACGACTGCCGCCAGCACGCTGTTCAACTCGGAGCGGAAGTTTGCACCGCTCTGGTTGGCTAAGACGTAATCGGTTGCCTGTGCCATCAGGTGATCTGCCTGCCGTGACCAACGGCTTGATAGTCGAAAGTCTTACTCACTATCGTAGCCCCGCTGTTCCTAAAGGTCACGGTAAAGCCTGTCCGGCTAATGCTCGACACTGTGAAGTAGTCGCCGGTACTCATGTCCTGCGCCGTGATGCCCACGCTCGGTGTGCCGTAGAACGCGGTCGGGAAGGTCACCGCATACGCCCCGGCGCCGCTGGTTTTGTTGCGTTCGCTCTCCACCCGCCGCTGGAATTGCGTGATCACGCCCAGCTCCTCCACCACCACGTTCTGCGCCGGGTTGTTGCTGGTGGCCTCAACCTTGAACTGGAAGCCCCGACCACGGGTGGTGTTATTGACGAACGGCTGCCATTCGCCCCAGGTCGGTGTGCCGCTTGGGTTATCAGCCGTTGTGCGGACATACAGCTGGCAGTTGGCAGCACCGAGGTCATCGCCGTCAATGTCATCCCACAGGTCGATATCCTCCAGGCGGTCATCCCAGAGGTTGCCGGGTTCGTAGGCGCGGGTCTTCAGGATGTTCCGCAGGTCAATGTCGTAGGTGCCGCCCAAATCCAGCGTCTCGGCAAAGATGTAGCTGCCTTCGCTTGCGGCGCCACCGATGTAGTCAATCAGTCCCAACGCATCCCAATCGCCATCGGTGGCCATGTCATCCACCAACGTGTCGGACGCCAGGATCAACCCGATTTCCTCCTCGTTGTAGGACATGTTGTTGGTGGTGCCGTTGAACGGCGGGCTGTTGTCCTCCTCGCGGTATTCCTGGATCAGCAGGGTGTCTTGCGGTGCCGGCAGGTCGACGATGACGGTTGCCGTGCCAGCTGATTCGTTGCCGGTGGAGTCAACCGCACGGATGAAGTAGGTGCCCTCCAGCAGCGGGACAATCTTGCGGGTGCTGCTGCCTGCAACGGCTGGCACAATATCGTTCGCCTGACCCCAGGTGGCTGTGCCATCAGCGAGGGGGCTATGGCGGATGCGGATCTGACCGCCAATCTTCACGTCAATATCAGCTGCCTGCGGCCAGTACAGCTCCGCGTTTTTGTCGTCAATCGGTGCGATGAACAGATCTGGGATGGTGTTCGGCGGTGCGGTCTTGCCAATGGCATCAAAGGTTGCCGTAGCAGCGTTGCTACCTCGCCGGGCTGAGTTCTCAGTGGTGATCTCAAACTCGTACCGCCCCACCTCAGTGTCCAGGATTTCGTACTCCGGCGCTTTGGGGTAGTGGGTGGTCCAGTTGCCGTTAGCGACGCGATACCGGAAGCGATACTGATACGCCTGCGGGATTGGCTGCCAGCTGACGATGATTTTCTGGACAACCTGCCCGTTGCTTTCGTAGAGGTATTCCGCCGCTTGGATGTTGCTGGTGGCCGGCGGTGGCACGTTCAGGTTTGTGATATCCCGCACCGGGATCTCTTGGTGCCGCTCCACGTAGTCGTATTTCTGCGCTGAATACGCCAGGCCGGTGATGGTGTAGAGGGCACCGTCTTCTTCGGTAACGCTGAGAACACGCCAGAGCGTTGGGCGAACATCGTCTGAGCTGATGACAAAAGGCGCACCAGGCTGCGGGGTGCTGACCAGTGCCGTCTCAAGGAAGATCAGGTTGCCGCTACTGCTGCTGATGCGGCTGCTGCCGAACGTGCCATCAGGCAGGAGGACACGGATGACAGGGTTCTGCGTCAGGTTCGGGATAACTGTTTGCGTGGTGTCATCAATCAGGATCTGAGTGGTGGTGGCAGTATTGACGCGACCGCCGCGACGCTCACCGCTGATCACCGGGTCATAGACCTGCACCACATCACCGGGGCGGACCATGATGCCGGCATCGGCTGAGGTCTGGAATGAGATGGTGTTGGTCTCGTTCTGCTCGCTGTAGAGCATCCACTCACCGATACGGCGTGCCTGGCCGCGTGATGTGCAGGCGAAGGCGGAAATGTCAGCCTTGACGACGCCATATTTGGCGATGGCCTCTGCGTCTTGGACCACCTCATAGTTCACGTCGCGTGCGTCGAGGTCCATGTAGGACACCTGCACGACGGTGTGGCGGGTCTTCAGGCTGCTGCCGCTGTAGGTGAAATCACCGTTGATGACGTTTGCCGGAGAGAAGCAATAACTGAAATCGGTCGGGCGGTCTTGGGCAAGGGCAAGCGCACCAGTGCTCCAGAACGGCATGGCTCGGAATGTTGAGCACATGTCATTGATGAGCTTGTATGCCTCCTCCTGGGTTTGGATGTTGACCGAACAGGAGAAGCGCGGCTCAAATACGCCGGTGCCGTCGTCGATGCCGTGTCTGCCAGTTTGCGCGTCGTAGTCGTCGGTGGTGCCCGAACGGCCGTCAGTTAAGTAGGTATTCCGGGCGGAGCAGTATTGGCTGGCTTCGTAGAACGCCCACTTGTCCAGCTTGCTGGCTTGGATGTGGTCGCCAAAGCCATAACGCTTGCTGGTGAGCAGATCCCACAGGATCCAAGCCGGGTCTGAGGTCCACTGCGTACCGCCCCAGGTGTAGCCGCCGCTGGTGCTTTGCGTGAAGGTGCCATCCCACGGCTCATCCTTAAAGATCAGCGCACCACGGCCATAAGGTCCCAGTGCAGGGCGGGCATTGCTGGGGATTTGAACCTTGATGCCACGGATGCGGAACGAGCGGCTTGGGATACTGCCGAACTGTTCTGCGGGCAGGACAAAACCAACTATTGCACTATTGGGATAACGCAGTTTGGAGTAAATAATTTCGCTATATGACGCCCAGTAAATCTTGTCAATCTGGGTGAAATTTACGCCAGTAGGAGCATCTTCGGTTTTTCGCAAAACACGAATAGCTACACTTGAAGTCCAAGCTTGCTTGAACTCAACGACAAAAGATCTTTGATATAGGTCAGCGGTGCGACCCAAGAATTTCATTCTGCTATCAGTTTGCGGAATTCCACCATTGGCAGGGTCTGATGAAAACGCTCCGCCGTCGTATGAAACTTCAACCTGCAAGTCGACTTGTGTGCCAACAACTGAACCATCAGCCTTGAAAAACTGCAGCTGCGGCAGTGAGATTGTGATGCGAACAGCATCAACATTTGTGTCAGTAACTGTACGTGTTACAGGGGTCGAAAAAGTGATTAGCGAGTTGACGTTATACGGTGTTTCATTGGCGCGGAATCCAGGAATCCAAGTCTGATTTTGCGTGCCGAAGCGCAGATAGTTGAGAACGCCTTTGAAGTTAAAGTCGCTGTTCTGAAGCGAGCTTATATTTGCATCTTCTCTGATAACTGGTGTGTTATCAATGAAGGTATCTTTCAGTGCCGCGTTATTGTAGTCAACAGTATTTTTTGTGTAGTTACGCGCAGACGGGAAGCCTTCAATTTCGCCTTCGCTAATGACCTCAAGGATGCGTGCATACTGAACGGAGTTCAGGTTATCCCTGGGGACGCTTGCGCCACCTGCGCCACCTGTTCCGCCACCCTTGCCGCCACCGCCACCGCCACCGCCGCCAGCACCAACAATGGTTTTATTGTCCTTCATGATTAGTAGGCGCTGGATTCAGGGTCGTCGGTCAAGATTGTGCTCGAAATTGTGACGCTACCCACAATCGTTTCGCCATAAACAATAGGGACAGGCACGCCTTGGCGGCTCACGTTCTGGATGCCGCTGAAGCTGTATGACTTGCGTGGATCTTGTTCGCTATCTGGTCCAGTTGCGACTTGGGGAACGGGGGTCAACATCTGCGCAACGCCACCTAAGACCATGGCGCCACCAATCAAACCAATCTTGGTCATTGCAGCGCCACCAATCGCAGCGCCAATGCCAGGTAGCAACAGCGAGAACGCAATCAATCCAATGCCAGCCAAGATCTGACCAGTTGTGCCACCCGCCCCAACCATGACCGGCACAATCCTGATTTCCTCCAGTGCGCCAACCGGCAGGTGCAGCTGGTCGGGTTCGTCGCCAATTTGCAGCGGGCGGTCTGACACCAACACCTTGTAATGCTGGTCTGCCATATGGCCGCGTACTGCCGGGAAATTTGCCAGCAGGAAACGCACGGCTTCAGCCGGGTTGGCTACATCAGCCTTGAAAACGCGGCGCTTCAGAAACTTCGCCAGTGATCCGTAGACCTTGATCTTGCGAAGCATCGTCAGACCCTGCTGGTATGCCGCAGGACACGGCCTGTGCTTTTCTGATAATAGCCGCCATACACATCACGACTACTAAGACGACCCCGTAGGTGATGCAGAAACAAACCGTCGCCAAGGTAGACGCCGCAATGGTTTAGACCCGGTGAGTTCAGGCACATCAGCAGCAGGTCACCAGCCTTCAGCCCGTCGTCTGGGTTGATCATCACGAAGCCGGTGTCCTCGTAGCAGCCTTCAAACATCGGCTCTAGGTCAAACTGCTCTGGCAATGCGGGGCGTGTCCAGTCGCGGAGTTCCAGCCCCCATTCCTCTTTGTACCAGTCGCGTGCCAGCGTCCAGCAGTCCGCCACAATCCATAGCCATGGACGGCCAATCAGTGGTGGTTTGTAGCCGCAGGGTTCGTAGCTGCCCCAGGTTTCTTCATTGGGTTGAACAATGTGCCACGGCAACCCGGACTTTTCCGCTGCAATCTTGTCCGCCTCGCTTGGCTGGGGTGCCGTATGCGGATGACTGTGGACGACCGCCACAATCTCGCCAGCATCCTCGGCGTTGGCGTAATCCTCAGGATCCAGCAGGAACAGGTCGTTGCCGGGCAGCAGGTTCTTGCACGGCCAGTAACGTTTGCGGCCTTTGATAACCACCAGCAGACCGCAGGATTCACGCGGATATTCCGCCTTAGCGTGTTCCAGTGCTGCAGTCTTCCAGGCAATCATCCGATGTAGGTGCCAATGGACGGGAAGCTACCAAATGGCACGCCGGCATCAGCGTTGGGGTCAAACCGTTTTTCGCAGCTGCTCAGTCGCTTGCCGCATACATCCTGCGCCAACGTGCCAACCGGGTTGTCGTTGACATCGAAATAGTTGCTGCCGGTGTAGCCGCACTCGGCGCTGCGATAAACCCACTGGCAAATATTGGCGATGCACTGACGCTTTGGCGCACGCACTCCAGCTAGGTCAAATGCACTGACAAGTTCGAACTCAACGATGTTGCGGTTCTCCAAGACCTTGCGGTCCACGTAGTAGATCTCGCGTGGCGCCTCAGCTGTCGGGTCTGGTGTGCCGTAGGGATTCGTGTTGCCAGGGAAATTCACGCCATCCAAGTACCGCGCCAGCGTGCGGATGCGGGTCAGTTTGGCGCCGCACAGGTCATTGCCAGGGTTGTCTGCGTTGATCTCAATCATCAATAGCGACAGCAGACTGAACAGGTTCGACACGCGGATCTTGGGTCTGGGCAGCTGGCCGTCGCCTCGATACTCAAACCCTTCCACCTCAATCGGGTAGCGGGTGTACTGATTACTGTTCCAGGTGACGCCCGTGTTCGGGGTCTTCAGCGTTAGCCCAGCGTGGAAGCGATAGGTCGAGTTGACGCCATGCAAGCTGGCAAAGGTCTCCAGCTCATACAGGTCGATGATTGCCGTGGGTGACAGTTCGGAAAGTTCCGGTGCAACTGCCCCAACGGCAAGCCAGGTGATTGTGCCGTCAACAACGGTGTTATTGGCGAGCGTTGCCCAGCCAGGTTCGGTGCTGCCGCTTGTGCCAGCCACACTGCAGCGAAACACCAAGCCGGTGCCTTGCTGGGTTGTAGGACGGACAACAGCGCCAACCGCATAGGACGTGGTGGCCTGCCAAGCGGAATAAGCCATTTACGGTTCGTAGACCTGCCGGAAGGTGGCGGTGATCGTGGCGCGATTTACATACGGTATGGATTTGCTCCACTCGTCGCAACGCCATTTGTACGAGGTAGCACTGTCTGGAGGTGTCCAGTCAAAAGCGTCGCCGTCCTCAGCGCGGGCATCTAAAAATGCCTCGATTGTGTCCGCGTTGGATTCTGTGACTTCCCAGGTCAAGTTCCAGGTTTTGGGGTTCTGGTTCAGGCCAAAGCGCAGTACCTGCTCGTAGCCGTCACCAAACTTCACAACCCGGTTTGTAGGGCGGCTTGTTTTTTGCGAGCCATAAGTTGGGTTGATGGAAGGGAAGGTTGCCATTAGCGCAGGATTCCTCCAGGGCGTTTTTGCTTGATCAGTTCTTGCTGGACGGCTGCGGCGACGACGCGAGCCAGCTGACCTGCTTGTCCGGCATCTCCGCTAACACTAGAGCCGCTGGCGTCGACGTTGATTGTGATGTTCGAGCTGCCCATGCCCATAGCATCGTTGGGATAGATGCTGCCACTGGAGCGCGGCATAAACAGTTCAGGACCCCGTTCGCCCACTAAATAAGATTGACCTGCAGAAACAGGGCCGCCGTTTGCTCTTTGTGGAATACCGTAATTCGGTCCAAATGTTCCATATTTGCCGACGATTCCTCCACCAGCTCCAAGAGGGGTGGCCGGATTAAAAGGTGTAAGGAATGAACGGATTGAATTTATGGCCTGCTCAATAACAAATATACGAAGAAGTTGATTGGCAATATCTATAAGCACACCGGAGGCAATTTGCTGTAAACTTTGCTGCCAATTTTGTGAACCTTGAATGAGTAAGTCAAATGTAGAAATGAAACCTTGGTTTAAAGACCCAGAAATGCTTTCGGTTAGATCTTTTTGTTGTTTTACAGCATTGTTTAGCTCATACTGTTGCTCGATATATTTCTGCATGTCGTCGAGACGACGTTGCCCATCAGTGCGAGCTATTTCAGCTAGCTCGCGCTCGGTGTCTCGTTGAGAAGCAACAATGGCAGTTTGACCCTCAAATATAATGGCTTGCTGTGCCCGGACATTAGTTTCGTTTGCTAGTTCTTTTGCATACTGAAACTGTAGTTCAAGTATTTTTTGTTGCCCTTCGAGACGCGCAACTAACATCGGATCTCTTGCGGCTTCGGCTGCCGCAATGCGGTCTTGGATAGTGGACTGCAGCTTCATTACTTCAGCTTCGGCCAGTCGATCACGCACAACTTCAGCTACACGCAGTGCTTCTTTCTCGGCAATTTTTGCGGCACGTTCAGCCGCACGATCCCTACTAGCAGCTCCACTCGGTGCTGCTTGAGAAGGTGCGCGGAAAGTCTCTAGCGGTGTTGTCGGTGTGCTGGGTGCAAATGCTCCGGGGACTAGAGATTTAAGTTGGCGAGTTCTTTCTTGCTGGAAAAATGTTTCGGCCGCGGGGTTAATAGCACGGATGCCACCTAAAACACCAAATTTACTGGTTGTTGCTTTTTGGGCTGCAGCTTCTGCCTGAATAGTTGCCTGGGTCATACGACCACCAGCCATTAAGTCGGCCAAACGTGAAATTGCTCTGGATACTGCGTTAATAAAATCGGTTACTCTGTCAGTCAGCCACTTGAATACAGGACCAAAAGCTGTAATAAATTTGGATGCCAAGTTGGTTACAGCTTTACCTAATTTATCCACACTATCTTGCAAATTATCCATTGCAGATTTTGGCTTATTAGCTGCATCTGTACCTTTATTGCCCATATCTACAAGCGTATCAATTAATGTTTGGACTGAAATAGTCCCATCCTTTGCCATCTTCAGGATGGTATCTCTACTTGTCTTGTATCTGTTAGCTAAAGCACCTTGAATATCAATACCCTGGCTGCTTAGTTGATTAAGTGTGGCCTGACTTACCTTGCCAGATTCAAGTGCGGAAGTAATCGCATTACCGACTTTTTCAAAAGATCCACCGTATTTATCGGTAAGTGTTGTAATAAGTTGGATTGCTTTTGCTTGATCTTCAAGCGCCAATCCGACGCCGCGTACATTTTGAATTACACTCGTAAATTTTTCTACGTCGGTATTGGCAACCTTAAACGCGTTCGATAGCTGCTGAGTTTGTTGGGAAGAAAATCCAATATCTTGGCCAAGTTCTTTAATTTTTTGTCCTTTACTTGCAATATCACCGATTAGCGTGCCAACCAGAGATAGACCAAAACCGAATTGGCCCCCTAGAAGACCTCCTAAACCGCCGCCGATAGCACCGCCAGCGGCAGCACCAGCGCCTTGTCCAAACAACAAAGGAAAAGCACCACCAATGATGGCGTTACTGGCCGCTCCACTTAGACGTCCTGCTACTTGTTTGTTGATAAAACTTGGGGGCGCAGCGGCAAAATTTGCCATGCGGCGACCCATTGGGCTAAAGCCGCCGCTAAATGCCGGACCTCCAGGACCTAGTTCGACTGCACTGGCTTGAGCGCCTTTGATAAGTTCTTTTTGAAGACGAAGTTGACGCAAATACTCGGCAGATTTTTGACGAGCTACTTGATTTTCCCGTTCTGTTACTTGTAAAAATTCACGTTCTGCTTTTAAGCGTTCTTGCGCTAGTCGTAGTCTTTGCTTATCTAGTTCTGTAACCTGTCTTGCGCCGGCGGCATTGTAAGGGTTTATCGCTTTTGTCTTTTCAAGCGCGGCATTTAGTTGATTTACAGCTTTTAAGGTTTTGTCAACTTCGTTGGAAAACTGCTTAAGTTTGTTGGCACCCTGCAGTGCGACTTCAATGTCTACGCTGTAGTTGGCCACGGCAAGGCGTAGAAGAGTCTGTCAGCAGTTTAACTGGAACGCATCGTACCAGTCTGTCCTTTGCGCTTGGCGCGTTCCATTGCTTTTTCTTCCTCTTCACCTCGGATCTGATAAAACGCGGCCCACGTTGTCAACTCTTCTTGAGTCAGCTGTTGTGTTAAACAACTGACTGTCATGCCAAGTTCTTTGGCAAGGAAAAATATGAAGAACCAGCCGGAGTCAGCTTTTGAGGGCGGCTTTCGCTTCCTCCACCTTGGTTTCGGTGCCGGAGGTTAGCATCGCCAGCTGGATTTCCTGGAGGATGTTGGCCTCGACTTCGCGGCGGAGGGCGGCACGGTCACCATCGGCAAAGAGGCGTTTGCCGTCTTTGTCGAGGGCTTTCTCCAGCATCAGGCTCAGCGCAAAGTCGCCGGCGTCGTCAGCGGCGGATTTTTTCTGGATGGATTCGCGTTCAGCGATGGTCAGAGGGTGCCAGTAGATCTCCAGCACGATCTCGCCTTCAACCTTGACCTCGTGCTTGTACAGCTGGCTGACACCGAACTTGTTACGCAGCAGTTCGACGGCTCGCATTGGGGAAACGCGGTTTGTTCAATAATACACTAGGGGTTTGCCGTAAATTGGCAAGAAATCAGTCCTACAAAGTGGGAACGATCTTCAATCTCTAAGGGTGTGGGACCCACGATGTCGAGGACGCGAGGATCACAGGTGTAGGTGTCGGTGTAGCCCGGCGCGTTGACGGAAGTCAGGCCGTCGATCACGGCTTCGCTGATGGCAGCCAACGTTGCTGTTCCAGCAGCTTTAGGGACGTAGACATTGCAGGTGATGACGCCCGAGTAAAAATCCGCGGCGGCGCCCATGTTTTGGAGGGTGGAGCGGTTGAAGTTCACCGACATGGCGATGTACTTCGTGGTTTTGCTCGGGGTGGTATACGGCATATTGTCGAACACCATTGTCACCGTGTTGTCCACAGCAGCAACGGCATCGCGGACAGCTTTTTCGAATGCGGCGCGAACGTCTACAAGTGCCACGGGTTAGATCCTCTCGTAAGAAACATACTCGCGACCACGTAAGAAGCCCATCATTCCAATGCCCTTGGCTGCTCCAACAAAAACTTGGGGGCCGCGGCGTTCTTGGAAGCTGCTCTGAATTAGTGAGCGCAATTCACCTTGGACAAACACGGCAACCTTGGGGTTCTCCAGTGCATACGCTGCATACTTTGTGGCATTGCCGATAAATACTTTGTCGGTGAATTTGAAGGTCGGAACTTTGAAACGTGGTTCTATGCGGAACGCTGTTGTGTCGCCTTTGTCGCGGCGTTTTTTGAGGTCGCCCCAAGGCGCGAAATCTTGAACGCGGTCGGTCGGTTTGGTACGTTGAGTACCGGCTTTCCAGCTGGATGCAAAGAAACCCGTGTAAACGGGGCTGTTTTCTTTGCTAGCAAGTCCCTCGAGTGCCAGTTGGATAAAGGCGTTGAAGTCGTTATTCAGTTGTTGCTGAAGATCTGGAACGATATTGTTGATGCCACGCTTGCGTGCCATTAGAAGCGCACCAGCAAGATGAAGAGATAGGTTTGGCCGCCGCGGTAGGTGCGGATGTCAGTGATCTGGGCAGTACGGCTGGAGCCGGCATAGGTCAGGATAATTTCGTCCTGAAGTGTGGGTTGGTTGTTGCCGATTAGGTCGGGTGTTATGTAGATCTTGGCTTGGCGTTGTTCGCGGCCTTCCTCTTCTTCGGAGACTACAAATTCGATGGGAACGCTGATGTTCGAGTAGGTCGTATTAGTAGTAGTGACTGCTCCGGTGTCGATGTTGTAGCTGGGAGTTATTTTGCGTGTGTATGTAATGGTGGTGTCGAGCGCAGTTCCAAGCTCGGCGACCACGTCTTTGGCGACTGATTTGAATAATGAATCCAGTGTTCCGGCCATATCAGCCTCGGAAAACGCGGAATTGGTAGGTGCCCGAGCCGCCTAGGCAGTAGGCGCCGAGATAAGACTGGAGCCAGGGGTAAACGTCGAAGACGTTGTTGATGGTGCCGACGGCCTGACTGGTTTTGCTGTACTTGACGCGCATGTCGCCAAGTTGCACTTCGTCATAAAGGCCGGTGGTGCCGGTGCTATCGGTGATAGCGCCAGTGTCATTGGCCAAGGCACGCGCCAGCTCGTAGGTGGCGTACTTGATGTCGTTGGGGATTAGGGAGCACTCCAGCTCCACGCCGTCGACGTCGTAGTTGTTGCGAGGCCACTTCAGGGCTTGGTCTTCATCGCAGCGGTCGCCGTAGTAGTTGAGGCTGTCGATCCAGCGCGTGGCAGAAATCAGGGCGCGGTTTTTCTGGTCGTCGGTCTTGTTGGTCCAGGTGCTGGAGTCTGGAACGGTTTCGAAATAAGCGTTGGCGTCAGCAAGCGTTACATAGCTGTTGGCCGTCGTGCTACTCAGAGTGGCATTGATCGTCGCGGCCACGACTTACTTTTCGTGCTTTGTTTCAGTGTAGCGCCAATAAAAAGCCCCACCCGGAGGTGGGGCCGTAACGTCCGTCCAATCTGACTATCAGATGGTGGAGGTGTCGAGGGGGCTGTTGACGGTGAGCTGAACCACAGGGATCAGGTCGATGTCGTAGGTGGCCTGCCAGTTGCCGGAGGTGGCAAGGGTGCCGTTGGTGGGGTTGTCGGAGCCGGAGTTCCACTTGGTGCCCATCACGTGATAGGCGCTGTGGTAATCCACAGACAGCACTTCCTGCTTGGACAGGATGTTGCGGTCGGCTTCGATGCGGAGGTCCTGCTGCACACCTTCCAGGATCGTGCCCGACTTGGTGAGGTAGCAATAGAACTCACGCTGGTGACCGGCGGTGCCGGGGGCAACGGTGTTCACCAGGGGATCCATGATGACGCGGCAGCCAGCAAACTCGCCGATGGAGCGAGCGCCAACGCCCACACCGCCACCGCCCCAGACCACGGAGCCGGCGGCAGCCAGAGCCGAGGTGGAGAAGGTCAGCAGGCCCACCTGATACAGGTAGAAGCCCACGGAGGGGTGAACCACCAGGATGTCCAGTTCGTCGCCGCGCTCACCCAGCAGGTTGCGGGCGCGAGCCACAGCGGCGCCAGTCAGGAAGTTGGCTTCGGCAGCGCCGGAGGCGGCAGCCACGCCAAGGTCCAGGCTGTTGGCGGACAGGGCGGAACCGAACAGACCGGCCAGTTGGCTGAACAGACGGGCGCTGTTCAGTTTGTTGATGGCATCGGCCAGCTGGTTGCGGATGTGAAGCATCGGGTCTTCACCGGCGGCCAGCATCGCAACGTCATCCACGGCATACGCGAAACCGCGATGGCAGATGGTGGCGATTTGAGTGGCGGTCCCGATCTTTTGAGGGGTCAGGTAACCGGCGGTGCTGGTGCCCCAGGTGGCCGTCCCGTCCATGATCTCCTCGGTAGGAGCGGTCGGGTTGAACTCAGGAACTTGGATGCGGGTGCCGCCTTGGCGGGCGTCCAGCAGGCTGTTGCGGACAATCGCACCGCTCTTCAGGAAGAGGCTGCGATCTTTGATGGCCTCAGACACATAGGTGCTGAGGTTATTGCGCTTGACGACGTCCGCGAGGAGGACACCGCCAGAGTAATTCTGAAATGGTGCGGCCATTGTTATGGACCAAAAGGTGTGGTTTGCGGGGTCCTAGTCACAGACCAGGGGTGGTGCACCACAGGTGCGATTTAGAGTCCTGCCTCCCTCTTCAGCACAGCTGCGAGGTCGGGGTCCTGACTAGAAATTAGCATCTGTTGTGTGAGGTTGATTGAACCCTCTTTCCAAGGGTTCGCTACACCTGCCACAGATGCAATCGCTGCGGGTTTGGCACCCATACCAGCGGCAGAACTCGGCTTGAAGTGGTGCTCATAACCAGAACCGGGGTTCTTCAGCGTGGCGAGGTAGGCGTTAATGTCCTGTTCCACGCCACCATTGAGCACTACGAGGTTGCCGGTGTCGTTTTTACGCAGATTAGATTGCACCAGCTGGAGCATTTGTTCTGCGTTGATGGCGCCGGCTTGACTGATGGCGGCCATCGCTTTGGTGCGGATGGCTGCGGTTTCGTTGGATGCACGCATGTCCTCCAGTTGTTTTTGGAGGTCTGCGATTTGCTGGTCTTTTTCTTGGGCAGTGCGGTTGGCCTCTTCCCAGAGGTCTTTCCACTGGCCCTGGTCTTCCAGCGTTTTTTTACGCTGTTCGTCCTGTTTTTTGTAGACCTCGTCCAACTTGGCTTTGATGCCTTGGAAACGTTCCTCGGCTTCGGTGGCCTGGGTTTTGAACGCTGTTAGCTGTGCTTCGTATTCGGCACGGACGGCGCTCAGGTCAGGAGATGGAGCGGTGTCGGCTCCAGCCACGGGCTGGGTCTCAGACGCCACGGGCGTCTGGATGACTTGCTCTTCCATGAATTAGAACTCGAAGGTTTCAGGTGTTTCGGTGGTTTCGGCCTCGGACGTTGCCTTGCGGCCACGCTTTGAAGGCTTCTCTTCCTCCACGGGAGGTTTGTCCTTTTCGTAAAGGTCGCAAGCGCGAAGCTCGACAAGTTCCCACTTGTATGAGCCGTCGGCTTGCAACACTTTGTCCAGGTGTTTGCTCATCCCTAGAACTGAAATGCAGCTCTAGTCTACTGCAGAAGAACTAGCGTCACACACTTGCGCCAACGTCGTCGATGGTTGCAGGTGACAGCGTTACCCATGCAGCTCCCGTATAGCCCTCGAAGCAGCCGGCGGTTGTATTGAAGCGGATCATCCCGGTGGCTGGTGTTTCTGGGCGTTGGGCAGTCGTACCAACAGGAGCCTGGATGTACTGATTGGTTGTGTAGAAAGTTGCGGCCAGCGACACAACACCGGAGGTAACCGCGATTCCTGTACCTGCAGTTACGGTTGCGTTAGAGCCCGCAGGGCCTTGAGGGCCTTGGGGTCCCTGGGGGCCTGCTTCGCCTTGGGGACCTTGAGGACCTGTTGGACCCGCAGGGCCGGTCGCACCTGTTAAACCTGTATCGCCGGTGTCGCCTTTGTCGCCCTTGGCGCCTTGGATGCCTTGGGGGCCGGTTGCTCCAGCTGGACCTTGTTCGCCTTGGGGACCTTGGGGGCCTGTGGCGCCAGTTGCACCTGTTGCGCCAGTAGGGCCGGTAGGACCCGTGGCACCTGTGGCGCCAGCCGGGCCTGTATTGCCTACAGCGCCACGGGGGATGACAAAGTTGAGGATTGCGGCTTCGGATGTGCCGACGTTGGTGACTGTGGCGGATGTGCCAGGGTCGCCGGTCGTGACTGTGCCAATGGCAATGGTGCTGCCTGTGCCGGCGCCCCCACCGCCGCCTTCGGTGGATAGGTTGCCATTAATGAGTAGTTCGGTGTTGCGTGGGTTGCCGGCTAGCGCAATCGGGATGTCGTTCCAGCCGCTGCTGGTGCGGGGACCGTACAGCTCGGCGGTGCGGGTGTTGATGTACCAGTCGCCGCGACGGCCTTCGGATTGGGGTGGGCCGTCGCCAGATAGCAAACTGCGGACGTCCTTTAGGCCGCGTGCCAGCTTCACCAAGGTGGCGAATTGAGCCAGCGTCAGATAGTCGGAACGGACGGCCATTGGTTATTGGAGCAGCGCGTTGATCAGTTGCTCCATGCGGTCAGGAGTTAGTTCGTCGGTGGTTTCGTCCTCGACTTCGCCAGGAGATTCCTCGTCTTCGCCTTCGTCGTCCATAGATTCCAGCTCGCCGGGTTCTTCGCTAGGGAGATCGCCGATTTCCAGCGTGGGCAAAATTTCGCCTTGGTTGAGGATGGCGCGGACTTCGCCAAGCGTGATAACGCCCTTGTCGTAAAGGGCAGTGATAGCCGTGACGTCTTGGCCGATTAGGCGGTTGATGTCGAAGTCGCGGCTGATGCTTACCTCAGGCGGTTCCAGGCCGAGGTAGGCGGCGGCGAAGTTGAAGGCTTTTTGGAGGGTTTGTTCCAGGTCGAGGCTGACGGCAGCCAGCATCGAGTTGGTGTCGACGCGGTCCAGGCGGCGGGCGTCGGCAGACTCGGCGACAAACTTTTGTTGGCTCAAAGTGCTGATGCCCAAGGTGGACATCTGCTGCTGGAGTTCGCGGATTTCGTTGGATTGGGCTTCGAAGGCGCTCGACGCCGGTTCGACGTAATAGACCTTGTTGCCGGGTTGGGTGGCGATTGCGTAGTTGACGCTGATGGCCATGTCCTTGGTTTGATCGTCCCAGCCCTCTAGGACGAGCATTGGTTGGGAGGCGATATGCAGGCTGTGAATAAGGTCCGCTTGGCGCTGGAAATGAGCCAGGTTGAGGTAGGCCACGTCGATCAGTGGCGGGCGACTGATCAGTGTGTCCACCTTGTTTGAATAGGTGGTGACGAACGGTATTTCGGGCAGGCTATAGGTGCCGGAATCGACTAGCTCGTAGTCATTGGACTGGTTGTTCGGTTCTGCGAAGCCGGCACCAAGTGGCTTCATTTCTTGGCGTTGGCGGTAGACCTCGTAGCGGCCTTGCTCGATGACGCGGATTTGTTCGTAGGTTTTTTCGCCGAAACGGCCTTCGGGGACGATTGCGGTTTCGTGGATGCGAACTTGGGTCAAGGTGCCGTAGGCCGCGTCGCGGTCCAGGCGCCAGCCGTAGATGTTGTAAGGGTCGACCTCGACCCAGTAGGGGCGGCGGCCTAAAGCGCGTTCTTCCGCCAGGCTGCGGGCGCCAGAAGGGGCCGGAAAGTCAACCAGTGTGTGGGCTTGACCGTAGGTCAGGCTGCACAGCAGCAGGCGGCGGGCGTATTCGTCGAGGTCAGAGCCGCAGCCGTCGACGTCCTTGGCGAAAATCTCGCGCCAGTAGGGGTCGCCCTCAAGGGCGATCGGTTTGCGGAGGATTAGGCCGGCGGCAGCGCGAATCAGACGTTGCGTATAGGGCGAGAAGACGGCGCGGTTGACTCGGCTCATGTAAGCCCGGTAGTCCTCGCGGGGTTCCAGCGGGAGGAAGGCTTCGCTGTTTTCGCGTAGGTATTCGGTGCCGCGAGTGACGGCTTTCATGACTTCCCAGCCCTTCATCATGTCCAACACGGCCGCCGTGCGGATAAAAGGGCTGTCTCCACTGCCTTGGTAGGTCGTGGAGACGATGTGGGTTGGGAATTGGCCGGGTACTGAGTAGGTCATTTAGTCACCATTTGGTGCGATCCGCCCAGTAAGCGGCCGACATCTTTCCTTTCTTGATGTTAGCCGCGTGCCTTGCTTTGAACGCCTCGCGGCGTTTACGGTCGGCTTCCGATTCCCCAGTGCGTTTGGGGGAGCCGGAAACGCCTTGTTGGCCGAAGCGGATAAGTTTTACTTTATCGCCTTCTTTTGCCAAGACTGCGTGTGACTTATCGGGGTGATTAGGGGTGCGTTTTGGTTTGTTGTAGCCGGCAAATTTTTCGCCGCGGTATTCAATCGTCATCGTCGTCCTCCTCGTCTTCGGGGTCGGCGATTGGTACCAGGATTTCGATACCGTTGGCAAGCATCGTGATGAAGCCACCGAGAGTTTCGGGTTTGGAGGGCGTTTTGAACACGAACGTGGCGTGCGTGGTGCCCTCCTCCCCGTCAATCTCGATGTGGATACAGCCGCCAGTGACGGTTTGGATCGTCATCAGATGGCTGCAGTGATCGCGCCAGAGGTGATGAAGTTGCAGGTGATGACCTCCAGTTCGCCCACCGTGGCGGAGGTGTCCATGCTGGTGATGATGCCCGAGAAGCTGATCTTTTTGCCGCCGGTGGTATCCAAATACAGCTCGAAGGCGGCGTTGGCGTTGTCCTCGGTGGTAAGGACGTCCTGCAGGAAGGCTGCGGTTTCGTCGGCGCTGGATGCCGTGTACATCAGTTCGACGGTGCCGCTGCCGGAAATCAGGCCGCCAACGAACTCGCGGCTGGTGGAGCCGTGGTCGGTGACGTCCAGCGTGTCCTTGTTGATGGTCAGGGACCAGCTGCGGGTGGATGCCAGGGCGACTGCGGTGCTGCCGTCATTTTCGAATTTGACGGAGCCTTCCTCGCCACGAAAGAAAGCCATGACTGGAGCAGGGATAACCTTTGCTCCAGTCTATGGCCTAGTTGTTGGGTTTTTATCAGATAGAGGCGGTGATAGCGCCGCTACTAATGAAGTTGATGGTGATAACTTCCAGTTCGCCGACCGTGGCGCTGTAGTCGGCACTTGTGATGATCCCGGTGAAGGTGATCTTTTTGGTGCCGCTAGTGTCCAAATACAGCTCGAATTGAGCGTCGGTTTGGTCGCGGGTGGTAAGAACGTCGTCGATGAAGTTCAGAGTTTCGCCAGCGCCGGGGGCGGTGTACATGACCTCGGCGCTGCCGCTGCCGGACAGCAGGCTGCCGATAAATTCACGGCTGGTCGAACCTTGATCGGTTACGTCCAGGGTGTCTTTGTTGATGGTGAAGCTCCAGCTGCGGGTGGACGACACCGCGGCGACGGCGCCACTGCTGTCCTTGAAGCTGATGGAGCCCTCCTCGCCGCGATAAAAAGCCACGGGTTATAGCCGTAAAGGGTTATTTCGAGTTTAGTCGATGATTTCTTCGACGAGTTCCAGGGCAGCGGCCACTTCTTTTTTGGATTTTTTGGGGGTGGCGGCGATGACGGCTTGTTTGGCCAGGAAACGGGCGCAGCGGGGGTCCCAGAGCGCGGGGTTGCGCTTGCCTTTGAGAAGCTCGATTACGTCGAGCATTTCGGCGGTGATTTCCATGGGATTAGCCGTGATAAGCCACGGCAATGTGCGGGTTGATGCTAGGCGTACCGGAGCTGATGGATGCGATACGCATACGGATTTTGGCGGCGGGTTTGCCGTCGTAGAAGTAGGCGTATTCCCCGTTGGAGTTGATGGTTTTACCGTTGTCGATGGTGAACCAGTTGCCGTTGCCGTTGAAGCTGCACTCCAGGGCAAGCTGGAAGTTGGCGCCGCCGGTCACACTTGCGGCAAAGGTATAGCTGGAGGATTGGGCAGGAACTTCCATCCAGTCGTTTACGGCAGACATGGTGTTGCCGTGGTGTTCCAGCAGGTTGGTGTAGCGGTCGGTGCTGAGGATGGAGACGGCGGCCATGGTTATTTGCTCCGTTTTTTGGCGGTTTTGGCGGCGGCGCGGAAAGCAGCGGCGGTTGGGGCGCCTTTGGTGCCGGGTTTACGCATTTTTTCGCCGCTGCCGGCGGCAATGCGCTTGCGTTTGGCAGCGATGTTGGCGTAAAGGCCGGGATCGCCGGGTTTTTTGCGTGCCATGGCTACTTTTTTCCTTTTTTCATGGGTTTTTTACGTGCCATGCCTGCTTCGGAGAGGGCGATGGCGATTGCCTGCTTACGGCTGGTGACTTTTTTGCCCGAGCTGGATTTCAAAGTGCCAGCGCCGTATTCGCGCATCACTTTTTCGACCTTTTTTTGGGCCTTTGTCGGTTTCTTGGCCATATCTACAGAGCTTATGGATCCAGTCTATGGCTGATTAGTACAGGCGATAAGAGGTTGTTCCAAGGACACCGTGTTTGGCGAGGTTGAATTGTTGTAGGCATAAATACCCGAAAGCGTCGAAGGCGTGGTCGACGCCTAGGTTTTTGTTGGGAAGGCCGCTTCCGGGCGTGTAAGTCAAAGTGCGGAGGGATTTGATCAGTTCTTTGCAGCGTGGGTGGATGAGGGTGCGACGTGTTCCAGTGGCATCGAGGAGGGCGGTGTTCACGGCGGTGATTTTGTCGCGGATTTTCCAGGGGGCTTTGGGGCTGGAGACGTTAAAGCCGTTGCGGCGCAAGATGTTGTGGTCGGTTAGACCCACGCCGCTGGTTTTGCGGGCGCCGCCTGTGGGGTCCGGGCAGGCGATGACGCGGCGATCCACGCCGAAACGGCGGGTTACTTCTTCGGCAAAATCCCAGGTGGTGGCGCCACCAGTCAGCATTATTTCGTCGAAGACGTAGAGGGTGTCGTCTTTGCGGACCGCGCAGATGCCAGACATTGGGTCGACGTTGAAGTCCACTCCAAGCAGGAGGGGGAGGACGGAAATGTCGGCGGATTCGGTGGAAATGTTGGCGTCGCTAAAGGAGACGGCGACGAGACCGCTGAGATTCTCGAAGCTCGCCTCGAATTCTTGGCGGAAGGTGCGGGCGTCGAGTTGGCTGCGGGCGGCTTCGATTTCTTCCGGGGGGACGTTGTCGCCGTCGATCGTCGTGAATTGCCATCTGCTCCAGTCGGAGTCGCCGCTTTCGGCGTATTGCCAGAGTTCGTAGAACCAGCTGGCTGTGCCGTCGGGCGTGGAGATGAATAATGCCCAGCCTTGTTTGTCGGCCAGGGCGGGTCGGATGACTTCGAACCAGACGTCGGCAGACATGAAGGCGGCTTCGTCCATCACCACGCCAGCCAGGCTGCGGCCGCGGAGGGCCATGGCGTTTTCGGTGCCTTTTAGTTCGATCGTGCTGCCGTTGACGAGTTCCAACTTGAGGTCGGTTTCGTTTTTGCTCTTGATCCAGGCTTTGGGGACTAGCTTTTTTAGGACTTTCCAGGCGATGTCCTTGGCCATGCGGTAGGTGGGGGCCGCGTAGAAAAAGGTTTCGCCCGGGCGTTCGATTGCTCCACGCAGGAGTTCGATGCAGGAGAGGTAGCTTTTGCCGAAACGGCGGCCGGCGACAAGCACTCTGAAACGTTTGCGGCTGTTGAAGACTTGGCCTTGGGCGTATCGGAGGGTTAGTGCGCCAGCCTCGGTGGGCATTTTGTAGTAGACGGGTACCTTCTAGGGTATTACAGGATTTCGACCTCTTCCCCCCTGCCTAGTCGTCAAGGGTGCAGTAGGTGTTGTAGGTGTACGCCCCAAGCGGGCAAGAAGTGCCGATGCGGTTAATGGATTGCTTGCTCGGGGTAATGCTGCGGCTGGGGAAGCAGTAGCTGGATTGGACGTAATAACCCAGGGGGCAGGATGCTCCAACGCGGGTGATTGGGGGGACTGTGGTGGCGAGGATGAGGAGGCTGGCGAACATGGAGTTGTAGTACAGAAGAGCTTTTAGTTTAGCAGAGTAGAAGGAATTGGGAATGTACCAGTAGGTTCCCCACCACCCGGTACAAACGCACTACTTTCGCAACTCGCCCCCCTATTGCGAGTAGTACGCCTGTTCGCCCCGAGAAAGTTTGTAATTTTTCGGGGCGAGAACGAGAACGGTTATCAAACCCGCAGCGGTACAGCAACGCCAGCGGCTGCGGCCAGTAGGGCAAGGGTGAGCGGTGGAGCGGTGCAGGATCCAGCCAGGACTAGGAGCAGGACAGCGGCGGCGGTTCGCATGGGGTAGGTGGGTTGCCTTACCCTGTAACAATACAGCCAGCGGTGGCCGCGGCTAGGCGGTTTGCGCCAGTTTGCAAGCTGTCTACTGTCTCAACCTAAGGCAGCCGATCTCAACCTAAGACTCGCCGCGCTTGTCTTCCACCACGATCGACAGCTGCGGCGCAGCGGCGGCCAGCTGTTCCGGTGCAGCCTCCCCGATCACCGCGCCCATGTCTTTGAGCAGCATCGCCACCGTCTGCAGCTGGCCCTTCCTGAGGGCTTTCTGAACCGTAGCTAGGCGCAGTGCCTGTATTTGGTTAAGCAGATTCTCGCGGGTCTCAATTTGCTCCGTCTTAAGAATCTGCATGGCCGCGGCGTAGTCCCTTCCGGCCGTAACCTCAGACACAGAAAAGCGATCCATCACTTTCTGCAGGACTTGGCGCCTAGTCCCACCCTCCAGCATCGCCGCATAGGCGAAGTTCATCCGCTCATCCATCCGAACTTGCGAACCCTTGCCACCACGCCACCGTTTGGTGGGATCGTTGGCCACCGTCAGGGGTTCTTTGTTTACATCCTGGCCGGTGGAATCCTCCACGGTTAGCATCACAAACGTTCTGCGCTCATGCTAACCTCTGGCGCCCATAAAAAAGCACCGCGGAAGCGGTGCCGTTGGGTTTGTGGTTGCGCCAGTCAAGCCGGGGGAAGCTGCGGCAGGAAGGGCCACCGTGCCACGCGCCTAGCTTCTGTCAGTGTCCGGCAAGCGGTGCGGACGTGCACAGCACCAATGCCGGCCTCGCGGTTAAGCCAGCCGCCGACGTGGTAGGCGCAGTCTTGCCACCAAACCACCAAGCCGGTTCGCTTGTCGGTTTCGATGTATCCGCACCGGAAGCCGTAAGGGGTAAGGGTGCCAGAAGCCGTGAACATAGAGGAGGCTGCCATTGCTCAGAACCCCACGCAATAGGTATCGGCGTCGATGCTGTGACAGCTGACGGGGGCCCAGTCAACGCCAGCCTTAACGCAGGCGGTCAAAGCTGCGGAGATGGGGCCATCCTGAAACGGAACGGATCCACGCCAAACCGTTTCGCGGTCGCGGCGGATGCTGGCAATCCAGCGGGAACCGCGGCTGTTGGTTGGGCCGTGGTATTTAACGACAGCGCAGGCGGTGGAACCGCTGACGTGGGTTCCTGTCCAGTGGAATTCTTGGGCCATGGGGTGAGCCTTAGGGTTGGGGTCTCGTGAAATACAGTAGCACGGCAACAGCCGCTCACACCAGGGCAGGCTCCAGCGGATCGCGGGAACCGTCCGGCCACGGGTAGGGTTCGCGGCGCCATTCTTGATCCGGTGCCAACAGTGCCAGCCCGGTTAGCTGCGAGAGCGTAACGGTGTTCAGGTGTTCGGCTGCTTCCTCGAAGTTGAAGCGGGGGCCGTCGCTCTCGTGGATGCAGCACCAGCTAAGCCGGTCGGCCACGGTCACCCATGCAGCGCCCGCTTCATCGTCCGAAAGCTTGTCGATCTGTTCCTCGGCCCAGTAGCTGTCGGCGGTGTCGGGCCCGTAGGGCTCCAGCGCCTTAGCCAAGGTCTCGCGCCAGTCGGCCATGCCCCAGCGCTCCCATGCTTTCTCTTCTTCCTCTTGCTCAAGCTCCGCTAGGTCGGACTCATCCGCCACGGGGTAGCTTTCAAGGTCGGCGGCCCACTGATCAGCAGCCTTAAGCGCTGCGGTATCGCTCTCGTGGATTAGGAAGATCTCATACCAGCCGCAGGCCCAGTGCCCCATGCGGGTGATGCCAGTCTCCTCAGATTGCGCCAGCCGTTCTAGGTCGGCGGTAACGGTGCGCCAGTTCGACAGGCTCACGCTGTCGGCGGTGTCACGGCTGATGCTGACTGGCGCCAAATAGAACGCCGACAGATCGGCGCCCATGTAGTTGCCAGTGGAGCCGAAAGCCGGATCCTGGGGGCTCCAGCGCTGTAGGTGTTCGGGGGTGTAGGCGGTTTGCATGGCAGGGTGTGCCGTAGTGCCCCCGAAATGTAGCACAACAGCAAGCCCCCAGCGGCTGTTGCAACTGGTGCTACTGTTGCAGGGTATCCCTCAGCCGAACCCCGGCAGGATCGAACCATGGCAACACCAACCACGGCCGTTATGGTCACCCTCGCGCCAGAGCACTGGCTGCGGATTGAACGGGCCCTACATGGCGCCGCCGCTCACCTATACCGCACCGGCGACACCGTAGAGGCCAAACGGTTCCAGCACACCCGCCAGCTGATCCAGCACGTTACCGATGGATGGGAGGCTGAGGCGTGAGCGGCGGAGACTGGAACACCCGGAAGGAGCGATCAGCGCTCCAGCGCGACACCCGCGAGCTTGAGCGGGAACAGATCCGACTTGAGAAACGCCAGCTGCGCGATCTCCGCTGGGCGATCGAGCGCAGCACCGTTAAGGCGACCGATTGGGCAGACTTGCTCACGCTCCAGCAGCGACACGGCAAGGAAGGCCCGCTCCAGCTATGGCGGGAACTGGTGCCGTACTGGCGAGACTGCCAGCGGGTCAACCGCGGCGCTGACATACCCGCGGAGCTTTTTCCACAGATTGCGGGGCTTTTTACGCGCACCGATGATCAGCCGCCAGCACCAGCCACTAGGCGCAAGCCCGCTAAGGGTGCCAGCCGTAAGACCCGCTCAGATGCTGGCAAGGCCCGCAAATGCACCAGCGCCCCAGTCTGATACCCCAGCCCTCACCCTCCTGCGGTGGGGGCCCTTCCTGTCCCATGGGTGAGACTCACGAGACTTACCCCGAGACACCCATAGCACCAGTCCCCTAGGGCAGCGGCCCCACGCCTAAGGTGCTCCAGCTGAATTCCTACAGAGAGCAGGCCATGAATGGCTTTTTAGAGCCAGCCATGAATGGGTTTTCAGGCCGAGGTATGAATGGCGTTTTCGAGGGCCTTTAGGCCCGAGAAGTACAGCTCCACCCGAGTCATGAATGACTTTTCAGCGTCCTCCAGCTGGTCGCGGGTCATGTGGTGGACGTTGGGGGTGCCACAGCGTCGCGCCAGCACAATGGCGGCGCCGGTGGGTTGGAGGCCGGTGAGGTGCTTTAGTCCCAGCGAGTAGGCGCCGCACTGGTCGATGTATGAATGGCCGGTTGGTAATCTGTCCTCGGCGTCGGTTTTGCGTCCCACGCTGGTTTTCCAGTCTGCCAGCACCAGCTCGTTATTTTTCATGCCTACTAGGGCGTCGCAGGTTCCAGCGAAGCCGGCGGGGTGATGAATGGAAAATTCGCTGGCGAAAATTTCGGTGACGTGCTCGGAGATCCAGTCGGAGAGGCCGCGGGCATAGCCTGAGGCGCTCCAGCCAACGCGGGGAACATTTGGCCTCACCCGTTGGAGAGCCCACTGTGTGATCTTGGGCGGGATACGCGCCAGCCCTTGATCGTCCCAGCGAATGGCGTTGCGCTTGTTTGCAGTAGAACGCGCCAGCTGTTGGGCGGTCTTGAGGAGGTATTCAGCTTGTGAATGGGCCATGTTGCCGCGGGTGGCGGCGATGTTGCGCTGACAACTGGCCTCCACTGGTCCCAGGCGGGCTTCCCAACGCTCCAGGCCGGTTTTGTCGCTTGTTTCCTTCAGGATGTGTGTAACACTATGGTAGGTATTGCCTCTGATGTCCCGGTAGACCCTGAATGGGCCGGTGTCGTCTCGCTCCAGCCTCCATTTCCTGAGTTCTGCCAGGGTGTCTTGGGTGTTGGAGGCCATTTAGTTATTCTTTCCCAATCTGATAATACCAGTAAAAAAGCCCCACGCAATGGTGGGGCCGGTATTACTTAACGGCGATCAAGCGGCCTTGAAAGGATTAGCTCCAGTCAGAAGGCGGCTGATGTCGAAGCCTTCGGATTTGGCCTCAAGCCAGGCGGCATCGATGTGCTCTTGGCTGCCTTTTTTGCGAGGTACCGGGCGCAGGGTGTACTCGGTCAGCAGGCCGGAGCCTTTCTTGCTGACGGTGAAGTCCCACTTCAGCAGGTTCTCGTAGTCCTCCATTTGGGACACCTGATCCAGTTCCTTGAGGACGGACTTTTGGGTGATCTGCAGGACTTGGACTTTGCCGGACTCGTAGTTGTAGACGGGGACGGCGATGGCGAACTTGACATCGGCGGTGCCGGGGCCGCCGCGGCCTTCGCGGGGCTCGAACTCACCCATCTCGGCTACGACGTCCTCGTAGGTGGGCTCGAAGTCGAAACGGAAGGGCTTGGAGGCGCCGTTGGCGGTGCCCCAGGACTCGTAAAACTCCAGCGGTTCGTCGGAGAGCAGTGCGAAGCGCACGGAGCCACCGTCAGGCAGCTTGCTCAGACTCAGATAGCCGCCGCCGCTGTTGCTGCTGTTGACATTGGCGGAGGCGGATTTGGAAAGGAAACCCATTGTGGTTTTTGGCTTTTGGATGGTCGCCCGAGGGCAACGTCTATGACATTAGCACGTTCTTGACGAGGTGGCTAGCCTAGTAAAACGCCCCAACTGCGTTGGGCAGCCGGGGCGCGGTAAAACATTCCTGTAGGAGTCTAACAACGTGTCGCATGTGACGCAAGAGTTGCTGGCATTTGTGCGCCAGCTGCCGCCTGGTATTGCCTACGCGCCTATTTACGCCAAGGGGCAGGCCATTCAGTCCGGGAAAATCAGTAAGGGCAAAACCCCGTTGGAGCGCAGTCACCATCAGGTGATGACGCCGGCGGATGTGGCGCTCCAGATCGAGCGCAAGCCGGAGGTGTTCAAGGCGGTGGGAGCGTTCACCGGGCCCCGTAGTGGTGGTCTGGTGATCTTGGATGTGGACCGCAACCTGGCTCGCCTTAAGAAGAAGTGGGGCTCCAGCCTGGACGGGGCGCCGGTGGTTGAGTCCACTAAGTCCAACGCTGCGAAATACCTGTTCCGCGTGCCTGAAGGCTTGTGGGCTGAGGTGAAGGGGATTGGCCTGTCGGATACCGGGGCGGGCTACGAGGTCCTCTGGGGCCGCCAGGGGCTCCTCTACGGGGCTTATCCGGGCTCTAGCGATGGGAAGGCGCCAGAAGGGCAATACGGCTTCACAGGCGATCTGGAGGCCATTCCAGACGCTCCAGAGTGGTTGATCGCGGAGATGAAGGATGCCGCTGGCCGTGAGGTGCAGGACGGTGGCTTCATCAAGAACCGCAAGGCGCTGGACTTTTCGGATCGAGACCCAGATGAGATTGCTGAGATTATTCAGTCGGCGCTGAAGGTGATCCCCGGTCAGGGCGCTGGCAGCCGGGATCACTGGGTCAAGGTGGGCATGGCGATTCACTCGGAGCTGCCGAACGAGCGGGGCCTGATGCTCTGGTCGGCGTGGTCGGCTGAGGATCCGGAATACAGCGATGAGTGGGCTGGCTCCAATCCCTGTGAGGAGGTTTGGAAGAGCTTTCGGAAGGGGCCGGTAAGCCTGGGCTCGCTGTTTTGGCTGGCGGATCAGCAGCTGCCTGGGCGGCTGTGGTTGTCGGAGGATCTGCGGAAGGTGGTGGCCGAGGTTGAGGCCGATAACGTCACCCGGATTCGCCAGGTTGTCATCACCTATGCCGAGGTGATTCGCCGGGCTAAGGAGATCCAGGAGATCCAGAACCCGGCGGAGGCGGCGCACGCCATGAATGTGCTGGCTCTGGAGGCTGGCTACCGCGATGCTGGGGCTCTGGAGCGGTTGCTGATCGCCCAGATGCAGTTCGAGCAGCAGGACGACGAGATGGCCATGAGCAGGCTGTTGGAGAAGGACCTGAAGTTCGAGTACCTGATCCCGGATCTGCTGCCTTGCCCGGGCACTGTGATGATCCACGGCGCTGGTGGTGATGGCAAATCAATGTCGGCCTGGACTATCGCCAAGCACGTGGCCCGCGGGATTCCGTTCTCGGTGCGGGGTGATCTTGTTCCAGTGCAGTCCGGGCCTGTTCTGATCCTCAACGGTGACCAGAGCGAGGTGCAGGTTCAGCAGCAGCTGCGGGATCTGGAGTTTCAGGCGAGCGACCCCGTGACCGTGGTGATGGGGTGGGACCTGAACTGGTACTACCGCTTCACCAAACTGATCGAGAAGCACCGGCCCAAGCTGGTGATCATCGACTCGATCACGGGTTGCAGCCGTGGGTCGGCGTTCGATGAGAACAAGAAGGAGTTTGCGAGCCCGATCTACTGGTTGGCTAACAACAACGGGCGGACTTTCCCGGCCTGCACGATCCTGCTGATTCACCACGCCAACAAGACCGGTGGGTTCCGGGGCAGCACCGCCATCAGGGACGCTGTGGATGAGGTGTGGGGGCTGCGGCGGCCCGATAAGAAGCAGCTGGAGCAGACCGGCGCCAATGCTCGCCTGATCACCGTGGAGAAGTCCAGGGCTGGTCGTGATGGCAGCAAGCTGCTGATGAAGCTGGAGAGCGACCTGACGTTCTCGCTGACCGACTACGTGGAGCTGGATGGCGATAGCTCCAGTCCGGCTTCCATCGTGGATCGGGTGCTCCAGCGCATCAGGGCTGCCTACCCACGCTCGGTCAGTCGGTCTGATCTGGCGGCTGATCCGTTATGCGGTGGCAGCGTCGCTGGAATTAAGAAGGCGACCCAGCGATTGGTCTCCCGTGGTCTTATTTGTGTCTCAGGTGAGACGCCTGGGAGGAATGGTGCTCCAGGTAATCCCTTGTTCCAAGCAATTACCTCGCGTGAAAAGCCTTTAAAAGTGTGTCCCTCGGTATCAGAAGCCTTGGTACGACTGGAAAAGGTACCGGGACACGGGGTAGAGGCTGTCCCGGTCCCCCTTGACGATCTGGTAACTGGCACAGACCCCCGGGACACCGATTCGGGCTGTCCCGGTATAGAAGCCAGTCATACCAATGGATCTGGTACCGAGGGACAGCTTTTGCATGGCTCCCCAAGGGAAGAACGGTCGGCGGAGGAGTTGACCGCCCTGATGGAGCAAGCCGCACAGCTTTGGGACTGATGGACCGCTTTAAGCCGCCTAACTTTTTCCTAGGGCTCATGCGGGTTGCCGCGTGGCTGATCTGGAGGGAACCCGTGGCCAAGTCGGAACCAGCACCGCCGAAGCGCCCCAGGAAGCCAACCTTGGGATTCACGGTGGGTGACATACCGTTTGAGCTGCTGGCCGTGGTGCGGATCGCCTGGTACCGCAAGGGCATGGCGTACGAGGTGGAGGAGTACGTGATCGAGGAGTGCCCGGATGCCCAGGCGCAGTTCCACTACATTGTTGGGACGGCGCTGAAGCAGGGTGCTGACGTCTGCGTTCTGACCCAGTACCAGCCGGAGGACCTCGGGGTGCCGACTTAGGGCTTGACACCCATCTGTTTAGGTGTAACACTAAGGACAGCTCACACCCCGTGGGCTGTCCTATTTTTGTACTACAAGTGGAATTTTTTACGCACACTGAAATTGAAAACACCAAGCTCAGCCCTTGGTACTTCGCCGTCCATTGGGCTGGCATGGTGCTCCAGCAGAAAATCGCCGACATGGAAGCCGCTGGCGGCGATCCCATCTACGACATCCGCCAGCTGGAAAACCTCCAGGAACTGGAGATGTTTTTGAAGATGAGCTGGGACCAGTGGCTTGACAACCTCCAGGCTCGGCAGACTGCTCAGGAGACCAAATGACCCACGTACTTGAAATTGACTCCGTTACTTTTGAAGACGGCGGCCGCCGCCTCGTTGTCGACGCCGTTATTGATGACGCTGTTCTGGTGCGCTCGCAAAGCCACTTCGAACCAGCGGAATGGGGGCCTGCCCTGTGCAGAGGCTCCTTCGAGCTTCACGATGAGGATGTGATCCCGTCCAGCGATGCCGGATTCCGAGAACTCCTCGCCCAGCGAGTCGACGACTGGGCGCCAATCGACCAGAGCGATTGGTACGACTGAAGCCCGCGAGCTTCGTAACGCTCCTGATTACGACGATTGGGAGTACGGCACCGAGCCGATTCCCGGCGATACTCACTGGGTCAAGATCCACACCTTGACCCAGCTTTACCGCCACCTCATCTACGTATTTGCCACCAGCGACACCATCTGCTCCAGCAGACTGGCCGAGTTGGCCATCTACGAGATTTTCAAAATGCGTCTATCGGGTCTCATCTCGATACGGCAGCAGGATCCACGCTTTTTCGCATGACTGAAACCACGTACCAGCCCTTTTATCGGTCGTTCATGTTGGGCAGGACCGTTTACCTGGACGCCATTCGGGACATGCCGATGCGCGACCTGGAGCTGCTCAACATCGAGACGCTTGCTGCGCTGAAGGAGGCGCAGATGTACCACAAGTCGTATGACGACTCACATTGTGAGGAGGCCAGCACCTGGTACAGGCGCATGAAAACGGCCGGCTACTTTCAGGCTGCCATCGAAATCACCCTTAAAAATCGATGACGGTCTTCACCCTCGCTGTCTGCGTTTTCACTGCCGTTGCTATAGGCATCTTGTACATCGGTACAGCCCTCCACTGACGGCTTTCTGTACTACACTTCAACCCGTTCGTCCCAATGAACATGCACATTCTTTCTGACCAGCAGTTCCAGACGATTACTACCGCCCTGGAGCAAGCCTTCGTTGCTATCAACGCTGCCCAGCACGTTGAAATTGACCTGACCACTTCCAAGCAAATTGCCCCAGCCGCTAAGGCAGAAAAGGCGGTAGCCAAGCCGAAGTCTCAAAGTAAGACTCGTAAGTCCAGCCGCAAGGCGAGGGCGGCGCTGACGGAGAAGAAGGTGCTGGAGATCAAGCGCCAGCTGCAGGCTGGTGGCAAGTCGGTGGCCAAGATTGCCCGGGAGTTTGGGGTGCATAGCACCACCATCAACTGCATTAAGTGGGGCAAGACCTGGAAGCATGTGACGCTCCAGCAGGACAAGGCCGCGACCGTGGTGGGCTGAGGGTGGCGGTTCTTTCTGACGTTGATATTCACGCGCTGGCGCGGCGTGATCTTGTGACCCCGTTCGTGCCGGAGCTGGTGAATCCAGCGAGTCTCGATGTGAGACTCGGCGAGAACTTGCTGGTGGAGTTGCCGTCAACGCCCCAGTTGGTGCCCTACTCCATTGCAGGGTGTACGCAGGAAGAACCGTTCATGCTCCAGCCGCATGAGTTCGTGCTGGCGGAGACGCTGGAGGAGTTCCGGTTGCCTGACTGTATTGCTGGGCAGCTGGCGCTCAAGTCCAGCCGGGCGCGTGAAGGGATCGAACATCTGCTTGCCGGATATGTCGATCCCGGATACGCCGGTCGCCTCACGCTGGAGTTGCAGAACGCACGCTCCATGCACGCGGTGCCGTTGTGGCCTGGGATGCGGATTGGGCAGATTGTGTTCCATACGCTCACCATGCTGCCAAGCAAGGACTACTCAAAGACTGGCCGTTATCACGGCGATACCCAAGTTCAGGCTTCTAAAGGATGAAGGAATTTAGTGTCGACATTACGGATGCTGTTCACCATCCGTCGCATTACACCGCTGGCAAAATCGAGGTCATCGAAGTGCTGGAGGATTGGGTGCAGCACGCTCCAGATGCTGTGACTGGTTCGCTCCAGTGGCAGTGTTTGAAGTATCTCAGCCGGATGTGGCTGAAGAAAGATCCGCTGGAAGATGCGGAGAAGTGTCGCTGGTACTTGAATCGGCTGATTAACACCTTGGCGACGGAGGCTTACCGGGACTGATGCCGACTCGATTTCGTACCGTCAAGCTGGTGACGTACGCAGTGCATCGGCAGGGTGGCTGGATTGAGCGCCAGCCACACGCCATGCCGACCTACACCGTTAAATTGCCCGACGGAGATCCAGCTGGACCCTTCAACCGGAAGGAACTGATTACTTGGGCGAACATCAATTTGTGAAGAAGCGGCCCCCGACCAAGACGTCGTTCAAACCTGGGTCGATTCCAGGGAACTCAGTTTTGACGGCACAGAACGCGCTGGACATTAGGCAACTCCACGCCGCTGGCTTCCCGCTTAACCAGCTGGCCAAGGTGTACGGGGTGTCGTACCAGCATGTTTGGGCCATCGTGAACAACAGGAAGTGGCGAAATGCGCTGCAGCAAGTGTGATCACGAGAGGTTTGATGTAGATCGGACTTGCCGGGATACGGCGGAGACGATTTTGCGCCAGCGGAAATGCGTTAGGTGCGGGCACAAGGTTTTTACGGTGGAAGTCGAGTTGCCCGATGGTGCAGCTCATCACACCAGGTTCGGCAAGATGAAACGCTTGCCGGGATTTTTACGATTCAAGTTTTTCTGATGCAGATCCCAATTAATAGCCGGCCTTGCGCTAAATGCGGCCGGGCAACTACAAATGCTGTGCACTGCTTCACCTGTTATCGCTCCAGCGATGCTGGGAAAGAGGAGTTGCGAGTGCAGCGTTTGATGGAGAAGTACAAGCCGCTGGAGGATGGCGGCGAGTGTCGGCGGTGCGTGCACTGGTACCACCGCTGCACGCTGGGGTTTCCAGAGGGTGGTACCAGCCTTGCTGAATTGTGCGCTGCCCGGGAGTTGGGGGATCTGCTAGAGTAGGAGAGTACACGCCCTACCAGGCATGGAAATCCTTTTTGGCATCGAGCACCTCTCCACTTTGGAGGGGGCGACTACTGTTGCATTTGACGTGGAGACGACTGGGCTCCAGCCGACCCAGGGTGGGTTGCGGTTGCTCCAGCTCTGTACCTACGGCAAAACGCCGGTGGTGATCGATTGTTTCGCACTTGAGACTAACGATTGGATTGAGCTGGAGGAATTTTTTGAGATTGAGCGCACCTGGATCGCCCATAACGCGGTGTTTGATCTGGGTTGGCTCCAGGAATATGAGATTTATCCGGCGGGCAAGGTTATGTGCACCATGCTGGCCAGCCGCGTGCTCACCAATGGTTTGGCCAACGTCAAACACGGTTTGCAGCATGTGGTGAAGCGGTATCTGAAGGAGGAAATTTCTAAGGAAGAACAGCGCAGTGACTGGTCTGGTGATCTGACCCAGAGCCAGATGGAATATGCCGCTAAGGATGTGGTGGTGTTGACCGAGCTGGAGCGGCAGATCGCGCAGCGGATGGCTACAGGTGGTCTGTATCCGGCGTGGTTGCTGGAGTGCAGTGCGCTGCCGGCGATGGCGCAGTTATGGCGTACAGGGCTTCCTTTCAACAAGGAATCCTTGACCCAGTTGATTGAAGACCTCGATATTGAACACCACGAGGTTGGTGAGAAATTCATCGAGGATTTCGACGCGGCGTTGCCCGAGCGCGCCAAGCTGTGCCGGGGGCTCGATAACAAGCTGCTGTACCAGACAAAGCCTGGCGCAAAAGGAAAGAAAGTTGATGCCGATATTTTTAATCTCAATAGTCCGGCGCAGCTGCTAAAGAAGTTCACCGCATTGTTGGGCGAAGCGCCGATTGATCCAAAGACTGAGAAGCAGAGTGCAAGTAAGGCTGCGCTCCAGGAATATGTTGCAGAGCACAAAGTTATTGCTGATTATTTGCGGTGGAAGCGTGTAGAAAAGCGGAGGCAGATGGCGGAGACGTTGTTAAAGAATTTGTCGAAAGACGGGTTTATTCGTGCCAGTTATCTGCAGATGGGTGCGGATACTGGGCGGATGAGTTGCATGAGTCCCAACCTGCAACAGATTCCGCGGGATCAGCGGTTTAGGGCGTGCGTTCAGGCTCCAGCTGGCTGGCGACTGGTTGTAGCGGATTACGGCGGGATGGAGATGCGGCTGGCGGCCGCTGAAGCTCAAGATCCTCTTATGACTCGGGCGTTCCAGCAGGGGAAGGACCTGCATACGATTACGGCGATGCAGATCTACGGGGTCGCCGAGGATGAGGTTACGAAGGAGCAGCGCCAGATTGCAAAGTCGGCCAACTTCGGTTTGTTATACGGAAGCGGTGCAAAAGGACTCAGAAATTATGCAGCAACAATGGGAATCCAAATGGATATTGATGAGGCGAAAGAGGTGCGGGAAAAGTTCCACGCTGCTTATACGGGGATCCACGAGTGGCAGTACAAAAATGCTCGCGCTGCTGATGCGGCTAAGGACAATCCATCTATCAACATCCGCATATCGGGGCTCCGGCGGTTTCTTCCGGGTGAGAACAATAAACTCACCACCCGTTGCAACACTCCAATCCAGGGGGCCGGTGCCGCCGTGCTCAAACTTACGCTCAGCAAACTGTGGCCGCTCCTTAGAGCAGACCGGGAAGAGCGGGTGCGCTTGGCCGGCGTGGTGCATGACGAGATCATCTTGCTCGTCGTAGAAGAACACGCCGAGACTTGGGCACTCCAGCTGCAAAAAATCATGGAAGAGTGCGAGGCTCGTTGGCTTGGTGATATTCCGCCGCTGGCCGAAGCTAAGGTCGGGTTGAGCTGGGATCAGGCAAAGTGACGCGCCAGGACTTTGAGTATCGGGTCAGGATGTACCGCCTTCATGGCCCGATGCTCGACGTCTTTGTCGTGGCACCTGATGCGTTCCAGGCACATCAAAAAGTCAGGTACGAATACCCTGGCTGCATGGTGCAGTCGATCCTGCGAGTCTCAGAGTGTGTCTTATGAGTCCCGCCCGCACTGGACGAGAGCTGGTGATGGAGTGGTTGATGCGGGAGGTGCGCCAGGCGAAGACTGCGGATTTGCATCGGGCCGCGGCGTTTTTGGAGTGGGCGCGGGGAATTAGGAAGGGGTGCTCCAAGCAACGGAATGGAGCGCGGGCGGCGCAATCCAATGCGTGGCGGAAAAAAGTGGATGATGATGTTCGGTGGGGCGTCTAGTGTGTCTCAGTATGCTATCGTGTAGGAGACTAGAGGGCGTATTATGCCGCTGAAGCACGGGCAAAAAGTTTATTGCCAGCTGTTGCTGGATACCAATCGGTACAAGTTGGCCGAGCAGCTAGCCAGCGAGCAGGGGAAAAAAGTGACCGGGATGCTGCGGGAGATGGTGTACGCGGCATTGGAGAAGGTACTGCCGGCTTCTGATTACAAGGCGGCGGAAGCTGCTGATAAAGCGGCATGGGCTGAGTCGGTGCAGCGGCGGGTGCAGGGAAGGATGCGCTCCAAGCAACAGCCAGATGTATCAGAGTGAGACGCATAAGACATAGTTAGATGTCGTCATAGTCTGGGTCGTATCCAGTAAAGTTACTAGGCTTACACAGTAATTCACTTATCACTCATGACTCGTTATGTCGTTATGGCCGGGGATCGTTGGATCACGGCGGTTTATGGTCCAGGTAACGGGATTGGGTACACGCGTACCAAAGAGGATGCGTCGACCTGGGTCACGTATGAGCGGGCTGTCGCTGCGGCGCGAGTTGTTGCTCAGTGCACTGACAGCCCTGTTGCTATTCATAGCATTGAAGAACCCAATTACCCCAAGTCATGGAAATAGTGCCGGGCCAGAACGGCCTGCGCTCGTACGAGCTAACAATCTGGCTGCCCGGTAAAGGCGCCAAGCGTGATCTTGTTAAAGGGTTGTCGCTGAACCACGCAATTCAGGTGGCAAGAAATCGTTACCCGAATTGCATGGTGGAGGTGCCGCCTGAGGCGGCGCCGAAGCCTAGGCTGGCGCGGTCACATGCTGGTCCGAAGGAAGAACGGAACCGGCGACTCAAACTTGTGGAGAAAAAACGGGATGAGCACTCCAGCTGACTGGGCGACCGAAGCGTGGGCGCGTGTTTGCGTGGATCAGGCGCGGGCGGATTTTTTGGACAGGCTTTATGTGCAAGATGGCCGGGATAATCCCGAGCATCCGCTCCACTCGCTGTACACCGGGCTGTACCAGCTGTATATCCAGCAGTTGGAGGAAGGCGCTTAGGCCGAGTCGCGGTCCATGCCAAATTGGCCGGCTAGGTTGTCCGCTGCTTCGCGGATGGCCCAGTTGGCCTTTGTTTTCTCCAGCTGGTGGAGTGTGTTTAGAACAAGGGCGGCTTCGAGGAGGCCGCGGTAATCACCGGAGTTGAAGCGGTCGATTAGCCATTGGTCCGTGGCGGCTTTGTGGAAGCTCGACTCGGTGCTGTGTTCGATGGGGCGCATGGCTAGTTGGGGCGGATACGCATGAACCAACCTGTGTCGTCACCCTCGATTAACCAGCGGGGAAGCCAGTTCTTACGGGAGTAAGCCACGCCGGCGCCACCTTTGTGGCTGACGTAGCCGCCGTTGACGAGGTTGGCCTCGCCGTAGGGGTCGTTCATGATGAAGTGCGTGGGCGTGAATCCCACCACGACGCTCCAGTGGCCGCCGCCGGTTGGATCGCTGACTGGACCTTTATGTAGCCAGCCGACAGGGACAGGGTGGCCGTTGCTGATTTCGCTCTCCAGGTCTTCGACCGTGCCGTCCATCTCGAAGGTGGCGGTGAGTCCCAGGGCTTTTAATGCGGCGATTTGGGCCTTGGGGTCGGTGGTATCACCAAAGCGAGCGCGGAGTTTGTTGTACTCGTAGTCGCCCGAGATCTTGCCGTAGTACCGCGCCACCATTGCGCAGCTGGAGCTGAAACACTGGCGGTAGCCGGTTGCTCCATCGTCGGGTCCGAGTTGGTATTCGTAGGCGACCTTGAGGATTTTTTCCTTGGGTTTGACCTTGGGTTTGGTGCCAGCGTGTTGTTCCATCAGCTGGATTAGCTTGCCGGCGTAGTTGGGGTCGGTGGCATAGCCTTCGCGCACCAGCCATTGGGCGGCTTCTTCGCGGGTGGTGGCGCCGTTACAACCCTTGTATTGCTTGTAGTCCTTGTACCAGTGGTCGACCAGGTAGATCACGCACGACAACAGGTCCGGGAAGTCAATGAACGTGTCGGTAATCGTGACCCACTGGCCGTTGATGAATTCTTGGGTTTTGGTGGCGCTGCCTTCGCCTTTTAGCCCGAAAAAGTTGTTTCTGCCTGAAACCAGCTTGCCGTAACCGGATTCCAGTGCCCATTGGGCAGCGACAAGTTCTGGAAATTTGGCGCCGGCGACGCGGGCAGCTTCAAGCACACCTTCCCAGGTGTTGGGGAAGCTGCTTTGTTTGCCGGCTACGCTCCAGGTTTTGAACCAGCCCTGGTCGCGGCCGAGGATGTTGGGGTTGGCCTTATTGATGGCTTGCTCCAGCTCGGTGATGGCGGCGAGCTGGTGCGGAAGGGCCTTGTAGTAGCGAAAGAGATCGGCGAGACGGATCTTTGTGGTTGCCATTACAAGGCCCTCGGGTAATCAGAAACGGCGCTTGGGGAAAGTCAGCCGGAGTGCCTGAAGAATTAGTTGGATCCAGCTGTTGGATTTCAGGCTGCTCATACCGATGATTTCGGAGCCGGCGGCAACCACGACGGCTGCTACGGCAATCTGTTGGTCAGTCATAAAAAAGATGTGGCCTTTCTTGAGTTTAGCTGTAGTAGACAAGAGCGCCAGAGCACGTAATAGTTTCTACGGCTACCGTTCCAGTAGCCACTGCCAGGTATGGACCATCGCATCGAGGATGGCCAATACTTAAATAAAAAAGAGGCGAAATTAAGGTTTAGGCAATCAATCCTGAGCGATTGGGATAACAAGTGCGCGTATTGCGGTGATGACCTCAGGCGCAATGCCACGCTGGATCACGTACACCCCAAGATGAAGGGAGGCCTGACGCACCAGTGGAATTTGGTGGCGTGCTGCTTCGCGTGCAATATCGGTAAGTCGTCGGAGGATTGGCTGGAGTGGTATAGGCGCCAGCCGTTCTGGACGGCAGAAAGGGAGGATCAGATTATTTTTTGGATCACTGGAGGTCTTGTTGCTTAGGGTCCCAGCCCATGCCTTCGAGATACATCACGGCAATGTAGTGGTCCTCGGCGTAACGGCAGACGCTATCTTTGCAAGCGCGGTAATACAGTTCGCCGCGTTCGTTCATTAGTTGCTCCAGGCGATAGCCGTTGCCGTGGTCGGTGACGTGGATGACGGCCATCAGCGGCGCAGCTCTAATTTGATAATACGAACGTCGTGATCTTTTACGGTGTCTTCCAGTTCACCAACGCGGGTTTTGAACTGTTCTTGATTTTGAATAACACGCTCCAGCTGAGATGGAACTGTGTAAACCAAGTAGCCGATTCCAGTAATACCGCCGCCGGCTAAAAGGACCAGCAAGCCGGCAGCAGCTTCTTGCTTGACGCCCCGCCAAAAACCAGTGTCAGACGGAGTTTGTGTCACCGCAGTCAGTTGACCTGACTACATCTTATTAGGGTCTATTAGCCTTTTCCTTGGCCGCGCAGTTTTTTGCGCCCGTGGTTGGGTTTGCTGCGCTGGCCTTGACCTTGGCGAGTGAGTTTGGGCGCTCCAGGTTGGTGCTGAACAGCCTTGGCGCCGACTTTGCTTTTAACCGCCATCAGACTGCTTCGCCACTGCTAACAGACTGAATCCCATCAACATCAATAAGCTCAGTAGCAGCAGGCTCATCAAGGACAGGAGCATAGGGATCCCGAGGCCAGACGGGGTAGTCAGCGCCAGTAATGTATGTCGCCAGGGCTGGGGTGTCTACGGTCTCGCGGATGGCGGTCACTTTGGCGCCGGTGGCAAGGCGGATATCTTCGCGCCAGGTCTTGAGGGTGGGGTCAGCGGGTTTGCCGTTATCAGCCTCGCGGATGATGATCCAGTCGGTCGGGGCGAGCAGGCTGTTGGCGGTTTGCCGGGTGGCGGCGGCCCATTGCTCAACCAGCTGGGTGTGATCCTTGGGTACGGTTGGTGACCACCAGAAACGCTGGTCGTAGGACGGCGGGTCGGGGACTTCCTCGATGCCGATGGCGGCGCGTTCCTCGGGTGTTGCCCGCCGCAGCCAGTTGGCAGGGTAATTCACGCCCATCCAACGGAATGGGGCATCTAAAGACAGGGGACGCCCGTCAGGCAGCACGAACATCGTCAGGCTCCAAGCGGTTAGATTTTCGCAGGTTTTCTGCGGCGGGCAAGTACTGCAGATTTTCTACAGTGTGAAAACCACATACGGTTTTGCCCTGCAAAGGGTGTATGTGATCCACATGATAACCGGGTGGGCATTCAGCGTAAAACTTTTTTATTGCTTCCAGATCTGCCCATGCTGGAATGGCCTGCCTTAGGTTTGCGCGTCTTTTGGCTGCGGCGTGCTTCCAATACCCCGGATTTTTGTTAATCCACTTAAGGTTTGTAGTGCGAACTTTATTTGAGTCCAGTTTCCATTTGGCTCTAGATCGCTCTAGTTCGTTTTCATGGTTTGCATAGTACCGCTGCTTTCCTATAGCAGACACACGCTCTTGATTGTTTTTATACCATTCACGTTGCTTTTGCACTAAACTTTTGTTTTTATGCATTCGGCAAACACGACATTCTTTGCTAGACGTATATCGCAGGTCTAAATGACCATATTTACACTTTTTGTTAGTAAAATAAAATCTAAGTTTTAAGCTTTTTGCCGCTTCAAAGGTGGTCGGGAAAAATGCAGCTTCACTATTATCTTGAAGAAATAGTTTTTTAAGTTCAATCATGATGCTTAAACGGGGCGTCGGGGCTGAGGGGGCGTCCGTCGAGGATGAACATGGATCTAGGGCGTTGGTTTGAGTTTAGGCCGCGTGGCAATTAGCGGGCACGGGCATAAGCAAATGGGTTCTCCGCGAAACAGGCGTATATGTACGTCCCGCCACTGGCGTTATATGCGGCGTCTGAATTGCGAAGTTTGAAACCATTTGAATTTATGTCAAATGCCGA